CCCTCGCCCTTCTTGTCCACTTCGTGGCGTGCGAAGTAGGAGTGCATCCGGCGCACCGTGTCCGGGGACAGGTTCTTGCGGTTCTTGATGTCCCGCGCTCGAGCCACGCCAACCTCCGTGCCACCGCGGCCGTGCTTCTCGCGCAGCGTCAGCCCACGCTCGGCGTTGGCGGCCATTTCATCGGTTGGCTTAAGGTCGATTTCCATATCAGGCGGTCAAAGATTGCAACGTGGTATTGGGAAGCACGGTCGGCCAATACTTGATGGCGCGAATGCTGCTGTTCAACATGGTGGTGGTTCCCGTGATTGCCGTACCGCTCGTGGACTGACCGCCAAGCGAAAGCCAAGTCGGCGCAACCGTGAAGCCCGTGACCGTACCCGATGCCACGGTTCCGTTGTTCAGGCAAATGTTCATTGCGGAGGTGGCATACGAGAATGCAGACTTTGAACGCGCTCCGGCTGAAGTAATTCCGTTGGAGGTGGAAATGGACGATCCTCCGCCTTGGTTTGCTAGCGTCATTACTCCAGTTCCAGTTGCGCTTGCAGCTTGAAATAGATGCAGATGCTTGTTTGTTACATCATCGGTTGCCAGCACGGTGCGCTGCGTTCCCGATGCGCCAGCCACGCCACCGTACCAATCTGCAAAGAACGTGCCATTGAGGCCGCCCGTGTACCAATCGTTGAAGGCCGTACCCGCAGCAATAATCGCATTATCCTGTTGCCGCAGCACCGTATTTGTTGTGGTTGGAATATAAGAAGTTGCAGAAATACCAGCCTCAAGCTGTGCGCCCCAAACGAACAAAGATTGCGCTGTGGTTTGGCTAGAAGTATTGTCGGGATAGATGAAGAAATTTCCTGTTCCCGTTCCGCCAAGTGCTGCCGAGGTCGTAATTGCCACCCGCGTCCATCCGGTCGATGACAAACCGCTAATCCTCGGAACAATTCCTGGAGTGTTAGATACCACCGCACTTGCACCAAGCGGTTGCGAAAGAATCACAATATTGGAACTGATTGTGCCACTAGAATTAAAGGCGATGAATTCTGCGTTGGCCGTTCCCTTGGCTTTCAACCAAATTGAGAACGTGTAGAAACTTGATGTGGTCAACCCCGTTGCGAACGCTCCTAAAAATCTAGAACCGCCATTGCTACTTGGTGCAAAGGAAATGCTTCCTGTCGTGCCTTTCGGATTGATATCCGAAGATTCCGTAGTTGGCGTGGTAGCGTTGTATCCCCAATATGTTCCGGCTGTAAATGCCTCGGAATATCTTTGCAAATTCGTTGAGGCTTGTTCAATCAACAAACCTCGAGGGGTCATCAACGCTGAGTCGTAGTTGAAGCGGGGAATGTTTGCTGCAGTAACGATTTCAACGAAGCCCTGTGAATTTATGAATGAGCAAGTGCTTGCGGTTCGCGTGAACGTAATCCGCGGATCAAGAACACCCGTGGTGAAGTCAAGCGACAGCGTGGAGCCATCGCCGGCGCGAGTCATCAGCTTGCTCGCACGGGACGAGCCGCTGATGCGTGACATCCTTGGGCGGTTGGCGCGATTCATTAGAGGGTGGACCAGAACGCGCCCATGTCGGGCGTACCGCTAGACTTGAACTGGGCGGTGACGTACTGCGCGCCTGCCAGGTCGATCATCGCATAGGCGGGCGCTACGTTGGAAGTTGAGTCCGTGGCCGGGGAGTAGAGGTTGGCTGACGGGGTTCCCGAGACCTGCGTGATGCCGCTGAAGGTACGGTGATTGGCCGTCCCGTCGATGGTGTAGTTCGGGACTGTGCCGCTCGTGAAGGTCAGCGTCAGGTCCGCCAGCACCGTCGGGATGTACCAAAAGGAAGAAACATTCAAATTCGACCGCGTGTAGGTCACTCCGGTCGGCGTGCCCGCAGTCGTTGTAATTGCTGCACCGCCAAGCGTTGCCGAGAGCTGGAACGTGCTTGATCCGTTCGTGGCGATGATGTAGTACGTGGTCGGGTTTGAATACGCCGGATCGGTGATTGTTCCCGAACCGCCAAATGTTCCGGCGATGGTCACGGATTGTCCGACCGCCAGGGTGGGATTGGCGTTGCAAGTGAAGTTGCCGCTCGTATCCGCAATGGTCACGCCTGTGAGCGTGCCGCTCGTGTCCAGGTACTTGCGCCAACCAAGGAGCCGCATACCGATGGTGGTCTGCGCGGTGGTCGCGGAGACAAGGAACGGGGTGACGTAGAGCAGCGAGGGGTTCTGCCCGTTGATTGATGTGTAGTCGAACAGCAGCCCGGTGGTGGGAGGGGTCTGAACGAGGGTCGCACCGCTAGCGGTGTAGGTGGCCGAAACGGACGCGGCCGTCACCTTGCGGAAGTTGTTCTGTGCGGTGATAATGGTGATGTCCATATCAGAGTTCTCCTCGGCGCTTCATGTCGAGCGCAATGGCAACCGCCTGGTCCTGCGGCTTGCCTTCCTTGATGAGTGTGCGGATCTTGTCGCTGACGGCCTTGTCGGCCTTCTCCATGAGCTTGAGGCCGGCCTTGTCCTGCTCGGTCTCTTCGATCTCGGGCTTGGCGGCGGTGGCCTTCGGGACGCAGTTGGGAACGTCCTTGCCGTCCTTGGTCTTCATGCCCACGGCCTCATAGCCCTTCCAGCACGCGTCCTCGAGGCCCATGTTGGACTTCGCGCCGAGGCGGGAATGCCGTCCGCTCTCGTACAGGTTCATCACCTCAATGTTCATCCCCAACTGCTTGCCAAGCTCAAAGAGCCGGCGCATATCCGTCAGGTCGTAACTGTTGCGCTGCTCGGGATCTTTGTTCATGGCTTTGGCAAGAACGCGAATGTTCTTCTTTGCAAGTTCAGGCTGATCCTTTGCCTGACTTGCAATCCAGCCCAATTCGGTTGCGTACTTGCCCATGTTGGACTTCGCGCCGGGGCGGGAGGAAAGGTATTCCTGACCTGCCTTCTTCGCAGATTTCGGAAACACCTTGGATTCGTTTCGCGCTACTCGAATTGCATCCTGCAATGATCCCTTGAATCCTCGCATGATGGCAACCCAACTACCGTATTCGTGGAGGTACTCAAGATCCCAAGTTGTACCGTCATCAGACTTCGGGATCATTTTCCAAATACGCCCGTCAAAGTTGTAACTCTTCGGAGACAGAGCCGCAAACGCCGCCTTCGCGCCGGGGCGGGAGAACACATCGCGGAACTTGCCAGCGCGCTGCGCCTCGTCCATCTGCTCCTGCGTCATCGACTTGGCCTTCTTGCCCGAATCAACGGAGTAGAGGTCGTAACCCGTTGCGCTGCGCTGCACCAGGAACATCTTGCCGGCATGGCTCGTCACGCGCTTGCCATGCCAATCGCCGGCAAAGGTTGCCTTCGCGCCGGGGCGAGCGTTTAGCTCTGCTGAAATGTAAGAGGCCGCAAGTTCTGCTTCTATCCAATCATGCTCTTTCAGGTCGCGTGCGCGAACACGCTTCAGCCAGTTTTCCGCGTCCATGCGCGACGACGAATCGCCGACCCGGCGTGCTTCATCTCGCAGGTACTCCAAGTCTTGCACTACCTTGCGGCGATTGACGGCCATCTTCGCCTTCGCGCCGGGGCGGGAGGCCTTGGTCGCATCTTGCGCGGCCTTGACAAGCGACGCTGGAAGGATGCGAACGACATCGGGCGATGACATCCGAACCTGAGCGTAGGCGCGATGCGTTTGACCGGACTGCGCATAGGTAGCAATCTCGCGCAGATGATCAGCGATGCTTGCTGCTTCCCATTCAGCGTTCATTCCCGAATCGGTGCGCTTGCCCTTGCTCTCTTTGGCCTTCTTGTCGTACTCCTTGGCAAGGCGCTTGAGCGCGTTGAGATCAGACGAGCTGAATGACGGTTGTGCAAACGCCACCTTCTCGCCAGGACGCGCAAACACCCCAAGCCGCTGTTCGATTCCATTGCGAATGTCGCTCATGCCTTCCATCGTAGCGTCCTCCTATGCGATTTACGCATTCACAAATCCGGGATCGGGAATCTGCCGCGTGTCAATGAGCTGCTGGCGCTTCCCGTTGTGCCGCTTCAGCGCGGCGTAGTTCACGTTGCCATCCACATCCGTCCACCCGCGCTCAAGGGCGCGCGCCGCCGGCACGGGTATCAGCGCGCAGCGGCAGTTGAATCCGCACGGCGGTGCGATCCCCTGGCGGTCGAACATCTCCATCGTGCCGATGTAGCCGTCCAAGCCCTGATGCGTGGGCCGCGTCCGGTTGTCCCCGGTCGCGCTGTATTCCACCAGCGGCACGAACGCCTGCACCTTTGGTTCGCGCAGGGTCTCCGCAAGCCCCTCCGTGGCCGCCCGGTTGGTGTTCGTGCGTAGCACGGTCTCAAGCCGCGCCGTGGTCAGGTGCGTCCCCGTGACCATTTGCGTGGTGGTCACGAAGTCGCCGAGGTTCATCTTGCGTATCCATTTGCCCACCACGGACTTGCCGGGTTTCTCTTCGATGACGCGGGCAATCAGCTCCTGCGTCTCCCGTGTCTGCTTGGGGTTCATGGCGGTCACGAAGAACGTGCCGTCCGTGATCCGCTTGGCCGTAGAGATTTGCCCACCCTGGGGGTTGACCGTGATGCCGCGCAGGAGCGAATCAAGCACCGGGTTACGGGCGCGCATATCGGGCAAGGCGGTGTTGCGCTCGTGGTCGGCCACCTCGCCGCCGCTGCGCTGGGCGGCCTCAATCAGCACATCCCAATCCGTGCGCGAGATCGGCACGCGGGTGCGGAACCAGTTGGCAATAGGCGCGAGGAAGTCAAGACCAAAGCCCTCTAGCGAAATGCCCGTTTCAAGACGGTCAAAGGTCAGGGCCGTGTTGTCTTCAAGCATCCCCGCCACGGCCTCGTCCGGGATCTTGGCCTTGTCGATGGCCTGCCGTGCGCCGAACAGCCACGAGGCCATCAGGAGGGCCGCCGTTGCCTCGTGGAACGTCCGCCAATGCTCCGCGCCCGTTTCCCCCAGTACCTGGGCTGCGATGCCCCTGCGGTACGCCTGCTGCGCCTCCTTGAGAACGCTGCGGAGGTGCTTGTCTAGCGCGGCGCGGTTCATGCCTTGCGCTTGCGCTTGCGGACGGCCACGACCTTGGGAGCCTGCGGGGCGGGTTCCTCACCCTCCGGGGCATCGTTGCCCATGCCAAGCATGGCTGCAATGGGGTTGTCCCCGCCGGCCGACTTGCCGCCAAGGACGGGTTCGCCGTCCATCGGTTCGGCAAGGCCGAGAAGGTCGCGCACCTCGCGTTCGCTGACGCGGCCGCCGAGGGCCACGAACTTCTCCACGGCCTCCAGGCGCTGCTTGGTGTCCGGGCGCTCCGGGGCGAAGTTGAAACGGATGGCGCGGGCTTCGTCATCGGACGCGCCGAGCATCTTGGCGACCACGCGCACGAGGTCGGTGGTGATGGATTCCGCCAGCGCGTCCGCGTGGTAGCGGATGACGCGGGACAGGGTGTCAGCGTGGAGATCGGCAACGCCGGACCCCATGCCCGTGCCGCCCGCCTCGCTCGAGAGCGACTGCCCAAGGATGGCCTCCTTGAGCTTGCTGCTGCACCATTCGACCATCTCCATGAAGATTTGTGCGCGGCCCGCGTTCGCGTCCTTGATGTCGATGTCGTACATCGACTCGTTCGGGCCGATACGAGGCAGCACCACGGAGTTGTCGTTGACGAGGTTCTGAAGAACCGTCAGCATCTCGTTCTTGGCCGCATCGTTGCCAGCGGGGTAGTAGCCCACCCGGATGCCGAGCGCGTACCGCTCCGCGTAGGCGGCGGCGTTCTGAAGGATTTCCTGCTTCAGCAGCCAAATGTACCAGCACACATCGCGTGCGCCCACGCCGCGGTAGACCTGGTCGGCGCTGTTCGGGTCGATGAAGTTTGGGGCGGTCGTGAATACGCGATGCAGGACCACGGCGCGGCGCTCGTTGTCATCGAACAGGTGGACAAGCGAGTCAAAGCCAAGGTCGGTTACCGACGACTCGTTGATGTACGCCGATCCAACGCGCATCGCAAGGTTGCCGCGCTGGTCAAATGCCAGGGTGTCGGAGGCGAACGGAATCCATTCGGCCACGCGCACGCCGAGCTTCGCGTCCTTCTCGTAGACGATGTTGGTCGCGGACACGCCGTACCACACGGCCTCATGCATGGCGCGGAATAGGTCGCTGCGCCTGGGGATGGCGTTGACGATGTCAGCGATGCGGGAAGCGAGTTCCTGCGTGCGGGGGTTCTCATCATCGTCCGCGGTCACGGACCATTCAAGGCCAGCGAGGGTGACGAGGAGGGAGCGCAGGACACCTTCGATGTCCGCGTCCATCCGCATCATGGCCTGGTAGTTCACATCCAGGCGGTACGCGAGGCTGCTGTTTCGCAGCATCAGGGACGCGGTACGGAAGTACGACCGCTGCACTTCCACGGGCAGGGCAAGCGGCCCGGTGGGTCCGCGGCTCGTGGGCGGTGGCAGGGGCTTGCGCGGCCGGCGTGCGGGCGGAAGGCCAGCGCCCGGAACGGCGTTCGGCATCAGAGGATTGCTGTGCTGCGGGTCGGCCATTCGCATCAGTCTAACGACTCACCCGAACATCCTTCGCTTCGGACCACGCGATTCAAACATCCGCGTGGGCGTGGTGTTGACGGTGACCACGCCGCCTTGGCTCACGACCGTACCGCTGGCAGCCGCGTTGCAGAGGTCCACCACAACGTCCACGGTGTCATCGTGCGACCCGGCGGGGAACGACAGCAGCTCGTCCAGCACCACACGGAAGTCGGGCGCGGCTTGGCCGTTGGCGGCCTGGGGGAAGTGGAGGCGGCCCTGCTCCACGAAGGGCTGCGCCCCGGCGGCGCGAAGGTGCTTGTCCGCCCCGCGTTCCACGGGGATGACGGGCTGGCGGCAGCCCATACGGAATTGGTCGAAGACGCCCTTCTGCGGCCCGTTGGCCTCGGCGAGAACCAGTTGGCAGCCTCGGCGCTCCACCAGTTCCTTCGCCATGCGGGCGAAGTCCGGGAAGGACTCGCGCACGCGCAGGATGTCCGTCAGGTACAGGTTGCGGTTGTAGTCCACCTCGCCCACGATGCAGACGGAGTAGTCGGGATCGTCGCGCTCCTGGCGCTTGCGGCCGTACCCCCAGTCGATGGCGGCGATGGTGCGCGACCCCGTGTGGTTGCCATCGTGATAGCGCACCCATTCGGGCCGGAACACGAGGAGGTCCGAGGACAGCGGCACAAGCTCGTAGGCGCGGGCGTAGGCCATCGGCCCCATCTCGCGGCGGTTGCGGTTGAGCAGTTCGGCCGTAAAGACTTCGGGCCACGGGCTTTCCAAGCCACGGCATGGCCGGCGCAGGAGCGTGCCGTTCTCCTCGCATTCGCGCCGCCATTGAGCGGTGATGTCATCCGTGTGGAAGGGCGTAGCCGTGCGCCAAATGCGCGCCGGGTGCTTGGCGGACGGGTCCAGCATGGGCAGCCAAATGTTCGCCATCGCCTCCTTGACCTGTTCGCGGAGTGCGGGTTGCAGTACCGCGTTGCGGAGGTCGCAGATGTCATCGGGCCACAGGATGTCGGCGCGGCCGCCCGTGCGGCCGAAGATGCCGGAGGCTTGCACCGACGGGTCGCGGCGGGCGGGCAGACCGGGCGCGGTCACGCTCCAAGCGGTCACGGTGTCCTCACCGGGCTTGAGGGCAACGTGGGGGAACACGGCCCGGTATAGGGGGCTACGGATGATGTCGCGCAGGAAGCGGCTCGTAGCGCTGGCGGCCTCGTCATTGGACCCGATGAGCTTGAACCGGGTCGCAGGGCGGCGGCCCAGCCACCACGCGGCAAGGTAGGTCAGGCTCGAGGTCTTGCCGTGGCCGCGGGGCAGCTCCGCGTACCAGCGATGGTGGGTGGCCGCATGGATCAGCAGTTCGCGTTGCAGTCCGCTGATGGGCTTGCCGATGAGCAATGCGATAAAGGCCGCCGGGTTCTCCCGTGCGGCCTCCACGGCCTGGGTCGCGGTCAGGGCTTGCGCTTGGGCTTTCGGCACGGCTTGGGGGGTTCTGCCGGGGCCACGCCAGCGATGGAGCGGGCCACGGCCTCGAGCGCCCCGTCCGCCATGTCAATCAGGGCCACGTTCTCGGTGGCCGTCCCCGAATCCAACCGCGCCATCCGGTCCTCCTGCACGGCGGCTTCGATGGACAGCCGCTCCAGGATGGCAAGGGTCTGCGTGGCGCGCATGATCTCGCGGCGAGTGCTGGATTGGTCGGCGAGGATCTGCGCTGCCCGGTTCACGGCGGCGCGCTTGACCACGTCCGGGATCTGCCATCCCT